GTGGCGTTGTACATGACATGTTTAACACCGGTCTTGTCTCCGTCAAACTCAAACAGCAGAGCGAAGTGTACCTGCTCACGCTCGGTGGCATCCTCAACGAGAACACCCTTTGTGTCCTCGGTCTCCTGTAAGATGTCCTTACGGAATGCATCCGGAATAAGAGCCATTTCCAGTGTGCCGGAGTATCCGTTGTTGTTGGTAGATCTGTAGTAGACAATACCGTCAGCGTAGAAGGGAGATGACTCACCCTGCGGATCCAGAGAAAGGCTGACTGCACCCGGGATATGTACGGGGGTAGCATAAGTAATCACGCCCTGTGTATTGACGGTCATTTTTGCATAATGGACATTTTTTAAATTAAATTTAACCTTATTGGTTGTCGGCATCGTATAACACCTCCATTGAGTAAATGACCTCGTAGAGCCGTTCGGACTCTATGTAGGTCTCATCTTTTGTGTAGTAGATATCGTGTGCATCAAGCACATCTTCAAGCAATGCTTCCGTGTCGGGGTCTTTGTAGTCGGTGTAGAGTTCGATATCAAGCTCTGTTATCTTGCGATACACCTTTCCGTCCGCTCCGAAGTGGTTACTGCCGGGAAGCAGGAACACTAAAAAAGGCGGGTCCGGAGACTCACCTTCTGCAAAATGGTCATAAGCAACGGGCAAGCCCGTCTCATCAAGCATATTTCCGATTTCCTCAAGTGTCATATCTCCGTCACCCTCTTTCTGCTAAGTGTCTTACTAAATCCTGTTCAAGCTTCCGCCCTGCGAGTTCTTCTGCCGGTGCGATATGCTCAATTCCTCGCACTCGTCCGCCGTTGCGTTTGGCGTGACCGTGTTCAAGCAGATGTGTGAGCCTGTAGTTTCCACCCGAAGCATAGACAGTTGCGGCAGGCCTGCGAGGGGCTTTCATATCCTTCTTGACCTTCCATGACTTCTTGTATGTCCCCGGCTGTCTGTTGCGCTTATCAAGATTCGTGTAAACACCTTTGTGCACCGGAGCCTTGTTCTTGACTTCATCCTTGGCAAGATTGGCGGCGGCCTCTATGTCCTTTGCAAGCGTCTCATCCGCATAATCACGGTACTCGTTTAAGGCCTTCATGATTTCGTTCGCAAGGTTATCAGCATTAATCGCCGCCATCGGCATTCACCTTCTTATCCTTCATGAGTTCACAATGGAATTTCCGACTGTTGTGAAGGAAACCCATCTCATCAATGGTGAGGATATTGTAGTAGCGTTCGTTGATTTGGATGCGGTATTCCTTGGAATTGATACGGGCAATCTCACTTGACCACCGGACCGTCACATCCATCAAGTCACGTTCCTGGATAACTGCCGCCGCAAAGTCCTCATTGGCCTTGAGATGGGAAGTCACGCAGGTCGCCCAACAAGTATAGTAGTCTTCCCAGACTTCCCTATGGTTGCGGTTCTTGTCGATGATGGTTGTGGTCTTCTGAAATGTAACGCGAATATTCAATGCATTTATATCCATATCAGAAAGCCGCCTCCCTTACGCCGCAAAGAAAAGAGCGGATATCCAAGGTCAAGCCATGCAGATCCGCTTCATTTCTGTGTTCAAAAAGATATCCGAGTGTGTAGTAGACCGCCTGCTTTCCGACCGTGGTATCTTCCACATCATCCGGTTCCATCCTGGCCACATCCGCAACCAGTCCCCGAGCCTGTTTAAGCATGCCCTTGATCACTTCATCCTCGTCCCCACTATCGACATGAAGATATGCCTTTGCATCTTTGAGGTTAATCATAAATATCACCTCTCAATCAAAAGGGACAGCAAGTGTTACCCTGCCATCCCTGTTTAGTCTTCTCAGGCCGCTTTGCCTTTCAGCAGCATAATGCCTTCCGGAAGGATGACTTTACCGTCAACACGCTCGGTAGCAACGAAGCCAACCTGTCCATTGGTGCTGTAAAGCTCATTCAGTCTCTGTACGGTGATGCCCATGCGGTCTGCAATCCAGTAATTGTGGAAGTCACCGAAAGCGATTGCCAGTGCGCCTGCTGCATACTTCGGTGCATACGGAGTGGTGTGAAGATCGTAACCAAGCAGTTTGTCCGGCTGACCTGCCTGCATGGACGGCTGCCACATATATGCAAGGTTCTGGTCTTTCAGCTTGCGGATGATACCCACGGTCTCATCGTTCATGAGGAATGCGGCATTCCTTCTGTACGGAGCTTTCAGAGAGTAAACAAGGCTGATGACCTCATCGGAATCCAGCTTGGCAGCGTTTGCGGTTGTTACACCTACGGTGCCGCCGTTTGCGGTAAAGATACCTGTCGGCTGACCTGTGCCGGTACCCACACAGAATGCTTCCTCTTCAGCTGCACCGAATGCACGGGCAAACTCGTTTGCGATGTATGCTTCAAGGCTGAATGCGGAATCCTGAAGCAGTTCGATAGAGACCTTGATAAGGTCGGTCAGCTTGAATGCATCCAGAGTCTTCTGATCGAAAGTCGGATTACTCTCAACGTATGGGACGTTCTCAGCCTTCCAAGCAGCTACGGAATGAGTAGCAGCTACCGGGATCTTGCGCTCCGCATCGGTCTTAATGACGTTCGCAAGACCACGGATGACGTTGTACTCATCCAGTCCTGTGATGATCTGACGCTCAAACTCTTCCGGTACAAGATAGCCGCCGTCTGCAAGTACGCCCTCGGAAAGAACGTCATTAACCGGACGTTTGCCGCGAAGCATGGAACCGAAGTCCTCTGCGTATGCCTTGGATGCTCTGCCGGTCTTATCATCGGGAGTAGGTGCTGCCGGTCTTCCGGTCAGCGGTGCGCTCATCGGCTGATTGAGGTCTGCGTCACGGGCCTCCATGGCCTGCTTGCGGTTGATAGCCTTGGTGAGATCGGTGATCTCTGCATCCATGCGCTCATAAGTAGCGGTATCTTCTGCAGACAGATTGCCGTTCTGATCTTCGTGGGTATCAACAAAATCTTTAGCGTTCTCCCATACACGGGCACGTTTCTCAATAAGTTCTCTCATAGTAGCCATAGTTTTTATCCTCCTATGTCTTAAATAAATTTCTTGATTTCTTCCAGACGCTTACGAAGATCCTCCGCCTTGCGTCCTGTTTCAACGGGTTTCTCTATCCTGCACTTCTCGGCAATCTTGCCCATCAGCGAATTGGTTACCTCGGCAGCAGAACACATCATGCTGACTGCCGGCATTGCGATGTCCTCGACCTCCGCACGCTCAAGGACTCCATCCGCAAAACCAAGCTCAACGGCCTTGTTTGCGTTCATCCATGTTTCGGCGTCCATCAGGTTTGAGATTTTGGATCTCTCCAAACCTGTCTTGATTTCATAGGCGTTGATGATGGACTCTTTGACTTCCGAAAGCATCTGGATTGCTCTCTTCATTTCGTCCTTGTCACCCCATGCAATGGTTGACGGGTTATGAATCATCATCATGCTGACCGGGGACATCATCACCTTCGTCCCAGCCATGGCAATGACAGATGCCGCACTTGCCGCAATTCCGTCAATCTTCACCGTGACGTTACCCTTGTATTCCATCAGCATGTTGTAGATCTGAGCCGCCGCCACGCAGTCACCGCCCGGGGAGTTGATCCAAACCGTGATGTCTCCGGAGCCTGCGTTCAATTCGTCACGAAATTCTCTGGGTGAAATCTCATCATCGTACCATGTGGACTCCGCTATAACTCCGTTCAACACAAGCACCCTTTCTTCCGGTGCTTCATCTGTTGCTTTTCGTGTTATCCAATTCCAAAACTTCTTATTAGCCATTTCCGCTCTCACCTCCTTCTGTTATTTTGTCGGCGTAAGCCGCTCCCGCATCTTTGAGCGGGACCATATTGCCGTTGACCATGTACAGATCGCCGCCCAGTTCTTCTGGGATTCTGTCCATGTTCTCTAAAGAGCGCACATCATTGGGAGACATAAAACCGTTATTGATACCTACGGCATAACCTTCCATTCTCGAACGATAGTCACCACGCATGAGGCCGTCCACATTGAGCATGAAGAAATAGTTTTTCTTCTCTTCCCTTGTCAATAACGCCCTCTTCATGGCCTGTTCCCATCGGCACACCCACGGGTCAAGCGTATACTTAACAAACTCAATGCTCTGAAATTCTATGTTGCTGAACGTGGCCCGTTCCAAATCCCCGATCATATGCGGCGGTATTCGGAAGATCCTCGCAATCTCATCAAGCTGAAACTTCCTCGTCTCAAGGAATTGAGCCTGTTCCGGCGGAATACTTATCGGTGTGTACTTCATGCCCTCTTCCAGAACCGCAATCTTGCCGGAATTGGAAGAGCCGCCAAAAGTGTCGTGCCATGAATCACGTACTTTGCCCGGATCTTTGAGTGTTCCTGGATGTTCAAGGACAGCTGAAGGAGCCGCCCCGTTCTTAAAGAAGGCACTTCCGTATTCTTCTGCGGCAATCGCAAGTCCGATAGCGTTTCTTGCCATCGCAATAGGTGAGTAACCTACAAGCCCGTCAAAGCCCAAACCTGGGATATGAAGAACATCATGCGGAGTGAGTCGGACGATTTTGAAGGATTGATTCGTCTTTGACCGTCCTTGCGGTTCGTCTCCGTCATATACCGTGTACTCGTAATAGAGCTGCCCGTGTTCGTCCCTGTCTACCTTCATGCGGTCCGGCATCAAAGGATATAGCGCAGTAACTTCACCCTTGCCGTTGCGGATGATTTGCGCATAAGCATTGCCCCACAGCAAAAGATGCGTCATCAGCGTCTCTCTGAACACGAAGCTGGTCATTTCCGGATTTGGCTCATCATGCAGTAAGAAGTAGAGCGGATGGTCAACGGCCTTGACCTTGCTCCCGTCATCCGTGTACTTGTAAAACTGCAATGGCAGTCCGGCTATTGCTTCAGACAAGATCCTCACACAGCAGTAGACCGCCGTCATCTGCATGGCAGAACGTTCGGTCACTCTCTTGCCGCTTGAGGACGCTCCAAACATGAAGCTGTAATTGCTCCCCGCTGTACTGTTCTGCACGGGTACGGGTTTGTCCTTGTTGCGGAAGAGTCCGTCAAATATCCCCATGTTCATCACCTATCCTTTCAAAACGTTAAAAGACCTCGCTCATCATAGACGGAACCTTTCGGTTCGTTCGCCCTTCTGATTGCTCGGTCAAGTCCCATGATCATAGCGATAACACCATCAATCTTTTCGGTGGATTTCTTTTTGGATAGCTTAATGTTTCCGGCAGGGTCTTGCTCGGAAACCGCATTGCCCATCATCCACCGAAGGACTACGTTTCCGCCATGTGCTATCTTTTCTTCCAGCACCAGCTTCATCAGCTCTTTTGTCGGCGGACTCATGTCCTTGAAGCCTTGACCA